CAAGACGTCTTGATCTGTTTGTTGCCATGGTCGACTGAGATAAGCATAATTGGTATCTCCTTTCCCTGTTTGATGATATATACGCAGTTAACGCGTTTTTTGCACAAGAATACCGGTATTTTCACAATGTTCCGACAGCAGATTTTTATATCAGAAAATTTTTCAAAAAACCGACAGATTTGCAGACCTGCCGGTTATTTTGTTTAACAGAGGAGGTAAATTCTTAACAAACAACGCTATTGCACGGCAAAAGTTGTTATTCCGTGAAGTACAACCGCTGCCACACAGTACGTCTCGTACTGTCCGGTACTGTGCAATTATCGGAAATGATTCTTTGTCCGGTGCAATTCACTTATGCGCAACGTATATATGAATAAAGGAACTGGGATACCGAAACGGTATCTGTAGACATGAAGTGCACACAGTGCTATAATATACATAAGCAGATGTATCACAGCGCTGTGTGCCCAAAGGAGGTAATATATGAATAGTTCCACACAGTGCAAATCCGCAGAAACCAAACGTACCTATACCGTAGATGAAATTGCTAAGATTCTGAACATCGGACGGACGACGGCATATGCCCTTGTGAAAGAAGGACATTTCAAGATCGTCCGCATCGGTTCCGCAATCCGCATCTCCAAACAATCCTTCGATGAATGGTTAGATCGCCAGGAGTTTTAACACATTTTATATGAAGGAGTATTGTCATGGCATCTCTTATCAAACGAAAAAAATCCTATTCCCTGGTATATTACTATACCGACGAAAACGGTGAAACCAAACAGAAGTGGGAAACCATCCGAAATTATCAGGATGCGCTCAAACGGAAAGCAGAGGTTGAAAATGAAATCAACAAAGGAACATTTATTCCGCCGAATGACCAGACTGTACGAGAGTTCCTATATGATTTCGTAACCATGTATGGCGAACAGAAATGGGGCGTCTCCATGTACGATATGTCTACCGGGCTGATTGAAAACTACATCAATCCGTTGATCGGAGATCTGAAAATCCAGAGCATTACGACCCGCACGACTGACAAATTCGTTCAAACCTTACAGAAAACTCCTGCAGTCGACTGCGGTGTACGAAAGAACAAAGACGGGCATTGTGTCACAGATAAGACCATCGAAAAAATCATCAAACTTCTCCGCTGTGCTTTCGGACAGGCTGTCCGCTGGGAACTCATCAGCAAAAATCCTTTTGAGAACACACTGATTCCCAAAACCACCTACAAAAAGCGTGATATCTGGGATGCGGAAACGATCATGAAGGCTTTGAATGAATGCGAAGACAGCAGACTCTACATTGCCATGAACCTGTCGTTTGCCTGTTCTCTGCGAATCGGTGAAGTTCTTGGTCTGACATGGGACAATGTTCATATCAGTGAGGAAGAAATTGCAAACGACAATGCCTACGTCTTCATTGATAAGGAACTGGAACGGGCATCCAAACGTTCACTGGAGGCACTTGGAAATGCAAGTGTTATTCACGTCTTCCCTTCGCTGTTTCCCAACACCAGTACCCGTGTTGTACTGAAAAAACCGAAGACCGAGTCCAGTATCCGTCAGGTCTGGCTTCCGAAAACTCTCGCCTACATTCTGCGGGAATGGAAGCAGGCACAGGATGAACTGAAGGAATACCTCGGTGAAGAGTATCAGGACTACAATCTTGTCGTGGCTCTGCCGAACGGACGTCCCTGTGAAAACAGAGTGATTATGAAGGAATTTGAGAAGCTGAAAGCAAAAGCGAATTTGCCGGATGTAGTATTCCATTCACTCCGGCACCCGTATGTCAAGCTCACGACAAAAAAATATTTGAATAAAATCGACTTTGCAACGCTAAATCAAGTAACTACGAAGCCGATTTTCTATTTTTATTCAAACAAGTCCTTCACCTTATACACAACATCAACACGCTTATCCGGAAACACCACAACTTTCTCTATCAGCATATCAACCAGTTCCGGCGTCAACCCATCCGCTTCAGCCACAGCCGACCATATCTCATTCCGGCTGTCGCGCTGAACCTGTTCTTCCTGCTGATGTTTTGCCTGAGCAGTCACAGCAGCATAGGCGTTATTGGTTCGCAGAATTTCAGCATCAATGGATGCCTTTTCCGCTTTGTACTTTTCCACATCAACCTCTCCCATACAGTACCGTTCAAAGAGAACCTGTTTACTGTAATTCAGCGTTTCAATCTGCCGTTCGTACTCCGACTGTTCTGCGACATATATGCCCATCAGAATGGTTTCGTCTGCCTCGCCGGGGAGAACCAATTCCATCTGCTTTTTCAGTGTTTGGAATACAGCCTGTTCAAGATCGGCAGCTGGAATTCTTAATGAATAACACCGGCTGTTGGGGTCAGCCTGAGAAGGGCGGCACATATAGTATGGATGCGCCTGTGAGACTCGGGACAGCGCATGATGGCAGCATCCACAGAAGACTTTACTTTTCAGCGGGTAACTTCGCTGTTTTTTATTGGGAAGTGAAAAACGATGCTGTTTTTCCTGCGCTTTATCGAAAGTTTCCTTATCCACAATGGCAGGATGATGATCGGGTATGATGTACCATTTGTCACGGTCTTTCCGTCGGCTTTTGTTGCCGCCGATTTCTGTGACTGCACGTTTTCCGATGACATACGTTCCGGTGTATCGTTCATCTTCCAGAATATGCAGCACAGTAGACGGACACCAGATACCACGGCTTCGGGAAACATCGTGCATATGATTTCCTTTCGCTGCCTTGTATTCGCCTGGAGTGGGAATTCCGCGCTTGAACAGTTCTCTTGTTATTTCGGTGGCATTGATTCCTTCCGAAGATAACCGGAAGATCAGTCTGACCACATCCGCCGTTTCGGGATCGGGTTCCATTCTGCCGTTCGCACTTTTCTGATAACCGTAGGGACAGATTTTACTTTGATACTCCCCGCGCTGCATCTTGGCGTACTTGGCACTCTTGGTTTTGATGGACATATCCCGGCTGTAATATTCGCTGATGAGATACTGGAATGCGACATCCATACCGCCGGTATCGCCTTTGAAATTGTTGCTGTCATAGTCATTGCTGACGGAGATGAACCGGGTATGGAACAGCGGAAATACCCGTTCCAGAAAGTATCCGGTTTCAATGCTGTTCCGTCCGAAGCGAGAGAAGTCCTTGACGATGATGCAGTCGATTTTGTTTTCCCGCACCATTTCAATGAGTTTCTGCACCTGCGGACGTTCAAAGTTCGTGCCGGTATAACCGTTGTCTACGAATTCAAGGATTTCCGCATTATCATACTCCGGCATGGATGCGGCATGAGCATTCAGAACAAGGCGCTGATTTTCGATACTCATGCTTTCGTATTTATAGTCCTCTATGGACAGACGGATATAGAGAGCAATCACATATTTCTGCATCGGTTCAGCACCTCCTCACAATTCTGAAATTCACTCCGGAACTTATACTTCACGGTGATCTGATTGTCCGGCGAAAGTTCAACCCGATCTATCAGACGGTCAATCAGCGCAGCAGTCAGTTCACGATCTTCCTTGATGCTCTTTGCATCCTGTTTCAGATTCCGGTATTGTTCGATCTGCTTTTCGATGGTTTTCAGTCCGTTTTCAAGCTGAATTACTTCTTCGGAAAGCTGTGTGATTTTTGCTTCATATTTCTGCTTGTAATCAAAGTATTCATCCACAGTGAGAATATCCTGAATGAAGTTCTCGTAAAGACCTTTCACCAGACCGCGCAGGCGTTCGATTTCCTGTCTGCGGCTTGTGATTTTGTTCTGGATTTCGGTACGTTCCGCAAGCTGACGGGAATCTTCGATCAGGGAAAGCGAATATGTACCGAGCGTAGTGTCCAGCTCCTGTTCCAGCATATCTGCAAGGATTGAAAGCAGTTTATCTTCCCGTATGGATTTACTATCGGGACAGAATTCCACACCGGCACGGGTGCGTGTGATACAGTGATACCGGTATTCTGTACTGTTTTTTCGAATGTTTCTCTGCCGATGCAGGCTTCCGCCGCAATGGGAACAGAAAATCTTACCTTTTATAATATTCGGGGTATAAGAATTTACTGTTCTGCTTTTATGGATTTCTGCGGTATTATCAAGAATCTGCTGAACTCTGTCATACAGTTCATGACTGATGATGGCTTCATGAGTACCGCATACAGTTGTCCATTCATCTTTGGCGGTGGGCACCTGTTTGTGGTCAATCACTTTAGAACGCCCCTGTACCAGATCACCGGTGTAAACAGGGGAGTGGAGAATCTTGTTTACCGTCCGTGTCTGCCATTTTCCATTACCCAGCAGATTTTCATGCGAGATTTCCCCTAAAGACTGCTTATAATGACTTGGTGTAATACACCCTTCCTTATTTAACCGGAGGACAATGGTATTCAGCCCTGCACCTTCCGATGCCCACAGGAATATCTTCTGCACCACCACAGCAGCAGCCGGATCAAGGATAAGCTGATGGCAGTCATCCAATGCTTTAACATATCCAAATGGTGTCCGGGAACCAACAAACTTGCCATCTTTCATCGCCTGTCTCTGCTGTGCTTTGATCTTCCGGCTTATATCAATCGCATAAGCCTCGTTTATCATGTTGCGCAGCGGAATCAGGATTCCATTACTGCCATCGTCAGGAGCGGAAGTATCATAGTTTTCCGTAACGGCGATAAAGCGGATGTTACGGATTCTGAAATACTGTTCGATATAGTAGCCTGTATCAATGGAGTTTCTGCCGAGCCGGGACAGGTCTTTGACAATCACGCAGTTTACCTTGCCGTCCTCAATATCGTTCAGCATTCTCTGAAATGCAGGACGGTGGAAGGTTCTTCCGCTTACGCCGTTGTCGATGTATGTGTCATATGCGCTGATTTCGGGATTGCTTTCCAGAAAGGCTGTGATAATCATCTGCTGTGTTTCGATGGAAACGGTATGGGTGTGCGTATCCTCCACAGACAGCCGCACATAGACAGCGGCACGACAGGTATTTTCAGTTTCCGGTATCATCACCGGTATGGTTTCTTTTCGGCTTTTCCGTGCCATATCTTATCCAACCTTTCTGACTTCTTTCTGTTCCGCCAATGAAATGAGCTTGAGTGCCTTTGCATATTCATCTTCGTAGGCAAAGGTGATCTTCAGCTCATTTTTGCCAAGAACATGGATGCTCTTTATCATGTGAATCACCGCTTTGCGGTCTAAGGTTTCCAGTGAAGAAAACTGCGTGAAATGAGAAATCCAGCGGTTCCGTTCGCTTTTGTTTTCCCGGACTTCCTCCAGTTTTTCTTTCAGAACCCGGATACTCTCCCGGATGTCCTCCGCCTGTTTGGTGTACTTGGCTTTGTAGGATGTATATTCCTCTTTGGTCAGAACCCCATTTACAAGGCTTTCGTACAGCCGGGTTTTGAATTCCACCGCTTTTTCCAGCCGCTGTTCGTTGAGCTTTATATGCTCCATGTATTCCCGGATGAGTGCCTGATTGATACTGCTCTGGTCGATGCTTTTCAACATGGTTTCCAGACAGGCTACATTATCAATATAGGATTTCAAACTCAGGCGGACGCATTCCACCAGATCGCTTTCTTTAAGCATGGTGGGATTGGCACAGCCTTTTTTCTTTCCGGTAGGACAGTAATAATAATGATACTCTTTGCCGCTGGAACGGTTGGTCTTGCGGGTCATTCTGGCACCGCAGCATCCGCAGACCAGCACACCGGAAAACAGATACACGGTATCTTCCTTGGGAGAAGTCCGGGTATCCAGTTGCCGGATACGCTGTACAAGATCGAAGTCCTGTTTGCTGACAAGAGCTTCATGGGCATCGGGAATTCTTATCCATTCAGACTCCGGACGCTGTTCCATCTGCTTGATTTTGTAATGCGGTGTCCCTTGCTTGCCCTGTACCAGAACTCCGGTATAGGTTTCATCCTGCAAAATTCGGATGATCGTAGTAGCCGACCACTTGCAGTCCTCTTTGTCCGCATATCCATTCCGGGCATACGGCAGACCGCAGTTTTTCTTGTATGCCAGCGGAGACAGAATACCGAGCCGGTTCAGTTCATTGGCAATCCGAGATGCACTGGAGCCGTCCAGACGCATACGGAAAATATCCTGCACCACACGGGAAGCATACGGATCAGGGACAAGCTGATTCTTGTTTTCATCGGATTTCATATAGCCGTATACCGTGAACGCTCCTACGAAATCACCGTTCAGTCTTTTGATATCCAGAGAAGAACGGGTTTTGATGGAAATATCACGGCAGTAGGCTTCGTTCATGATGTTCTTGACCGATACAGTCAGATCATCGCCGCTGTTTTCGTGAGCCGTGTCGATGTTGTCGGTAATGGCGATAAACCGTACTCCGTAAGCAGGAAAGATACGGCGCAGATACCGTCCGGTTTCGATGTACTCACGCCCCAATCGGGAAAGGTCTTTGACGATGACGCAGTTGATATTCCCATCGGTCACATCCTGCATCATTTCCTTGAACGCCGGACGGTCGAAGATGATACCACTGTAACCATCGTCAATCTTTTCGGACACGATTTCAATGTCTGGGTTCCGTTCCACAAAGTTTTCGATTAGTTTCCGCTGATTGGATACGCTGTCACTTTCGCTGGAACGGTCGTCCGTGTAGGACAGGCGGATATACGCCGCCGCTTTGAATTTAGGCATAATAGCACTCCTTTCACACCGGAATGTCCCGCAGTGAAGTGAGTGGTTCTGAGGTT